CCGGAGCTCGTTGTCCTTGTTGTTGTTGTTCTGGTTGCCGTTGTTGAAGTTCTGGTACCAGGCGTAGGCCTCGTTGCCGGCGTACTGCGTCCATTCGCGCTATCCACGTCGCCCCGCCGAAGGCCTCGGCCGATCAGCGGGGCGACTGCGCCGGGCCGGGCCCGGCTGCTGCCGGCGGTCTCCGTTGTGCGCATGGCGGTGGCCTCGTGGGCCAGCGGCGCGACCAGATTGATTCCCACGGGCACGATCGCCTTGGCGGTCATGCGGCAGGGGACTTCGCGGAGTACTTGCGCCACCCGTTCGCCTGCTTGCCGATCGCCGCGGTGAGCTCGATCGCGCGCGCGTGCTGCTTCACGGCGATCAGCTTCATGTCCGAGGCGAGGCGGAAGAGCAGCTCGGCCACCTGCAGGCGCTCGATCATCCGGTCCAGGTGCGGCACCTTGTCGGCCGCGGCGTTGGCCCGGTAGATCAGCACCACGAGCTCGAGACACTCCTCCCGCACCTTGGCGCCCATCGTGGCCTTGAAGTCGCGCGGCATGTGCCGCGTGATCTCTGTGGCCAGCACGAGCAGCTGGTACGTGACCTTGTAGATCGGCAGGGTCGAATGGAGGGCCATGCTGGGAAAGAAATGGCTAAATCACTGAATGACTAAAGGCAATCTGCGGACGGCCCGAGCCCGGAGCTCGTTGCCCTTGTGGGGGTCGTCCTGGTAGCCGTAGTCGAAGCCCTGGTACCAGGCGTAGGCCTCGAGGCCGGCGGACTGCTCGCTCGTCCAATACCAGGCGCTCTCGAAGAGCTCCGGCACGTTGGCGAACAGCAGAGCCGCCTCGCGGCGGTTGGGCAGCTCGCCGCCCACGCTCTCGGCCCACTTCTTTGCGTCCTGCCAGGTGAGCCTGCCTTCCGGCTCCTGCTCGAGCACCTCGAGGATGTAGTCGTCGCCCGCCTCGGGTCCGCGCGCGATGCCGGCATAGATGCCGTGCTCGCCCAGCTCGCCGATCTTCGTGCGCTCCTTCTCCTCGGTCGTGCGGAGCTCGCCCAGGATGGTGAGCTGCTGGGTCGCGCCTTGCGCGCGCAGCCGATCGAGGAACATCTCCGTGATTACCGCGGCGCTGAGTGAGACCTCGGCGCCGGCGATTTCGAGCACCAACGGTTGTCCGTCTTGCAACTTCATCGTGTTCTCCCGGCGAATGGTCGAATGGGCGAAGGGTTAAATCTTCAATCTGCGGACGGCCCGAGCCCGGAGCTCGAGGTCCTTGTGGTGGTCGTACTGGTCGCCGTAGTCGAAGTACTGGCCCCAGGCGTAGGCCTCGTTGCCGGCGTCCTGCGTGGAGCTCCAGTACCAGGTGTCCTCGAAGGCTTCGTCCTTGCCGTCGCGGAAGATCTCGACCGCCGTCTGCGCGGGCTCCTCGCGGCGGTAGGCGTAGCCGACCGGGATGCTGCTCGGGTTGTCGCCGCGCCAGCAGTAGTTCTCCTCGGCGGTCGGCTTGAAGGCTCGGTAGAGGATCTCCAGCTCGTCGCGCGAGGGAAGGTACCAATCGGCGAAGCCGCCGATGCGCAGGCCTCGCGCCCACTTTGCGAGCGCGTTCTCCGCGCCGGCCATGGCCTCGGTGTTCGCGAACCCGTCGTAGAAGCTGCGCTCCCCGGTGGGGATAGCGAGGTCGCTTTCGCTCCAGCAGATGGGCTCGTGCTCGCCTTCGCCGCGCGGGGCGACGATGAGCGCGTAGGCGACGCCGGCGACGAGCAGGCGGCCAGCGTAGAAGCCACCAGCGAACGGCGTGCCGGCGACGGTGGGAATCTCGGTGGTGATGGTGTCCATGACGCTCCTTGTGGTGAGTGGGTCTACGGTTGGGGGTGGCAGCTCAGGGCCGCGGCGCCGGTTGCAGCTGTGGGGGCTCGGTCTCCGCGGTCCCATCGCTCGACGTCTCCGCCGCAGCAGCTGCAGACGCCGAGGCCTGCGGCGCGGTCGAGCCGGATCCAGCAGCAGGGCTCGTCGAAGGGGTCGATGCAGGCGTGGTCATCGTCGCAGCCGCAGCCGATGCAGGTGGCGGCGCTCACGCTTCGGCCTCTGCGGCCTGGCGCTTCTTCTTGCCCTTGGCCTCCTTCTCCTTTGGTGCCGGCGTGAGCTCGGCCTTGACCGCCTTCTCGATCGCCTTCGGGTCGATCTTGTAGACCGCGGCGAACTCCACCAGCTGATCGTCGTCACCCCAATCGGTGACCTCGCGCGAGAGCACCAGCGCGACGAGTAGCCGCAGGAGCGCGGCCTCGTCGAGCTTGGGCAGCGCGGCCTTGATGCGCGCCTGGGCGCCGCCAGGCGACTTCTTCCCGCCCGCCTGTGGCAGGAAGAGGTCGGCCACGAGCTCGTGCTCGGGATCGGCGTGGATCTCGTTCTCCACCAGCAGGCGCAGCTCCTGCGCGCCAGGCGAGGTGGGCACGGCCGCGCAGATGTGCGTGAAGAGGCGCTTGCGATACTCGGCGCCGATCTTGCGGGTGAGTTCGTAGTCTTCGTTCCAGCGGCCCGGGCTCGCCTCGCGCGCCTTCGCGAGCTTCTCGGCCAGCAGCGTGGCGATGTCCGCCTTCTTGACCACCTCGATGAATTCCGTCTTGTTGTCGTGGGTGATGCGCGGCATCAGGACGGGCTCCACGGCGTTGCCGAGGATCGCGCGATAGGTGCGGTACTTGGGATCGCTCTTGGCGGTCGCGTCGAGCTGCACGTAGCCCTTGGCCTTGGGCGAGACCACGTTCTTGCCCTTGCCCGCCGCCTTCGCCGTGACCTGCTCGAGGTAGGCGTCGCGCTTCTGGCCGAAGCACTTCGGATCGGTGCAGACGTCTGCGCTTTCGAGATCTGCGAAGAGCTCGGGCTGGTTGCCGCTGCGCTTCGGGCACGTGGTGCAGGCGCCGGCTGCGGGTACGAGCTCGGCATCGGTGGTCTTGAAGGGTGCCTCCTTCAGCCGCAGCGTGTACTCCCACTGGATGTGCTCCAGGGCGGCGCGATACGACATCGGGTGCAGGTCTTCCCGGTCCTCGGCGGCGAGTTTCTCGAGGTTCAGGACGCGGAGGATCTCGCACAGCGCCTTGTCCTGCAGCTCCACCACCGGGATGCGCGCCAGCAGCAGCGCGCGCGAGGCATCGAGCAGGCCCTCGTGGAACGCCTTGCGCCCGCTGGGGCCGAGCGCGGTGAGCTTGAGGCGGCCGTACACATAGCTCTTGCTCTTGCCGACCTTGGCCGCGATCTCGTCGACGGTGTAGGTGGTGCCGTCCGTGCGCTCGCACTGCATGAGGCGCTCGTAGCCCTCGGCCTCCTCGAGCTCGTGCAGGTCGTCGCGCTGCAGGTTCTCGATCACCTGCAGCTCGAGCGCCTGGGCGTCGGTCAGCTCGCGGATGGTGGCCGGGATGGTCTCCAGGCTCGCGGCGGTGGCCGCGCGGTAGCGGCGCTCGCCGGCCACGATCTCGAAGTGGTCCGGCGCGCCGTTCGGCCGCACCAGGATGGGCTGCAGCACGCCGTGCGTGCGGATGCTCTCGGTCAGCTCGTCGAGCTTGGCCTGGTCGAACGTCTTGCGGGGGTTGAACGGCGAGGGCTGCAGGTTGGCGAGCGGGATGATGCGCTGCTCGCCCGTGGTCGGGCTGGTCATTGTCGTCTCCTCGGACGCGATGGAAAGGGTCAGGCGGCGCGCTTGGTGCGCCAGAGCGGGCGGGTGGTGGTCAGGAAGCGCAGCAGGTTGCGGATCTCGGTGGGTTCGAGCGCGATGCGCTCCGGGCCCTTGGTGATGCCGATCGCGCCGCTGTCGTTGATGGCGCAGACCATGTTGCCGTCGTTGGCCGGAGCTTCCGGCATCGGCCCAGGCACGGGCGCCGGTAGCTCGTGCAGCGTGACGGGCTTCTCCCGGCGCTCACGTTTCGCGCGCGCGGTCTTCCTGCGCAGGGCGGGCTTGCGCGGCTTCTTCTCGGTCTTGGCCGGCGGCACGTCGTCGATGGACACCGAGAGGTGCGCGTAGCGGCGCATCGTCGTGCTGCCGGCGGCCTGCAACTGGCCCTGCATCTCGAGCGCGCGCAGGTGGTACTTGCAGGCTTGGGGCGTCATGCCCGTCGCCTCAGCGACCTCGCCGACCTTGAGCCAGCGCTTCTCCCTGTTGAAAAGCTCGATCACCTTCGTCCTGCTCACGCCTGCCTGCTTCATGGTGTCCTCGTTGGGTTGGGGCGCGGCAAAGGCGACCTTGCCGGCGATCAAGCGGGTTTTCGGGGAAGGTTCCGGCGGTGGTGGTGGTGCGGGTGGTGGTGCCGCCACCTCTTCGTCGATGGCCACCTGCGGCATGGGCCGCGTGCCGTCCAGCGGAATGGACTCGCGATGCGTGCGCCGCCCGGACAGCAGCAGCACCTTGCGACGCACCGGCTCGCTCATCGTCCGGTCCTGGCCACGCGCAGCACCGCGGCGAGCTGCTCGCACTTGGCCGCGACCGCCGATTCCCACTCGCGGCGGATGTTCATGTGCTCGCAGGTGAAGCGCTTGCCGTCCAGGCGCACGGTCGGGCGTGGATCCTCGGCCGTGGCGCGCGCCATCCAGCGGTCGCGTGCGCTTGCGGTGAGATCCAGCTCGACTGCCAGCATCTGCGCCTTGCCGAGCACCACCAGCAGCGCCACGATCAGCGTGGCGCAGAGTCCCCACAGCAGCTCTTCACGCCACTCGGGCTGCTCGTAGCAGACGACGAGGGGCGCCAGGCGCTCGTCCGGCGCCATGTGGTCGGCGCTCATCGCTGCCTCCACTCGTCACGATTGCGCGGCGCCGGGGGCTCCTTGTTGAGCCACCACGCCAGCGCGGCGACGGCGATCACGAAGATCAGGTCGTAGCTCATGCCGCCCCCGGAAGGCCGCGGTCGCAGACCATCGTGAGCACGGGCTTGACCAGGGAGCGCGAGGCCACGACGCATTCCAGCGGCCCGGTCGGGTTCTCCAGCTTCACCACCACCCGGCTGCCGCGAATCTCCGTGATGTGGCCGCGCCCCGCGCCGGTGACCTGGACGCGCTGTCCGACCTCGAAGCGCGCGTCGCGCATGCGCCTGCCGGTCTCGAGGTCGAAGTCGTGCATGATCCGCATCACGTCGTCGAAGTCGGCCACGTACCACGGGCCGAAGGCATCGACGCGCAGCAGGTTCAGCTGTGCACCCACGCGCAGCGCGATCTCCTCGGCGTAGGCCGTGTCGAGCGCCTCCCAGCGATGCGTGAGCAGCCCGGCGCCGTTGAGCGCCTGCAAGGTGCCGTGCGGGTTGAAGGTGGCCTTCATGAACGTGTAGCCGTCGTCAGGCTCGACGACGAGGATGTGAGCCGCGCGGGGCCGCAGGTGCCTGATGAGCTTCATGAGCATTTCCAGTGGCATGACGGTCTCTCCCGTGGTCACTTCACTCGTCGGCAGGTGTCGCCGGGCCTCGCGCGATTCCTGCGCACTCAGCGATCGAGAGGCTACAAGTTGCACTTGCAGGCTGTCAAGTAAAACTTGTAGGAGTGGCCACAAAAAAGCCCCTTGCGGGGCTAGTAATTGATTCTACGAAGTGTTTTTCTATGGCCCGCCGCAGCTCCTGATAGCGGCCAGCACCAGCACCGCCAGGCCGAGCCAGAAGACCACCTCGAGGCAGCCGCGATTTCGCGTGAGGAACTGGTCTTGCTCAGGGTTGGAGACCACCACCGGCTTCTCGCGGGTGCCTTGCGGTTCCGAGCTGGCTGCTCGTGGAGCCCCGCAGTGAGGGCACGCTGGCGCCTTATCCGAGATCTCCTTCCCGCATTCTGTGCAAGGAGTTAAAGCCATTCTCTAGACGTCCAATTTCAATTTCAGTTGGCGCTTATTCTCCTCCATGTCCTTCTCGATCGACCGCATGAGGTCAGCGTATCGCGTAGAGGTTGGCGTGCCGAATTTGAACCATGGCGGCATTACCTTCGAGACAACGGCGTCATAGAAAATCAGCGACCTGTAAATCTCTTTTCGCGCCTCGCTTAGCTGGTCCCACGCGAGCGCGATCTCAACTGCATCGGCCGATGGCGGCGCGTACAACAGGCGATCCTCGGCCGCTCGAGGAGGGGTGGCGCTGCGCGCCGGCGTATCGCCGAATTCCAGCCAGTCTTCTGTGGTCTTGAGGACCGTCGCGAGCTTTGCGCGCTTCGTCCTCCTGGGGGTCGTACGGTCGGGGCCATTCGATTCCCACTGCTGCACCGATTGCGTCGAGACGCCCATCAGGCGCGCGAGCCCGGCTTGAGAGATCTTCAACGCCTCCCGGCGGCGCTTAATTCTTTGATTGATCGTCACAAAGGCGACGTTACAAGCCGCACTTGTGGGCAGCAACACAAGTTTTTCTTGCAATGGCCAAGCGAAACTTGTAGGCTGCTGACCCAATGGACGAGGCCCTTCAGAAAGCAATTCGTCGGTTGGGCAGTCAGTCTGCTCTGGCCGCATCATTGGACCCTCCGCTGCGCCCGCAGGCCGTGCAGCAGTGGGACAAGGTGCCACCCGAGCGCGTGATCGGCGTTGCTCGAGCGACGCAGTTCGTCGTTACGCCGCACGAATTGCGTCCCGATCTGTACCCCAATCCAACTGATGGCCTGCCAGCAGAGCATCGCAAGAGCGTTGCCGCAAGGGAGGAATCACAGCCACTGGATGACCTTCTCGGCGAGCTCGGCACCGTTCTGCGTGATGACGAGCGCACCGCCTTGAAGCTGGCATTCGAGCGTGGGCCTCAGTACGCCATCCCCGCGATCGAGGCGCTCGAGGTGGATGTCTCGGTGCGTGCGCAACTCCTTGCTGCTGCCCAGGCTCACCAGGAGGCGGCCTGATCTCTCCCTTCCTCCTCCCGTGCGCGATGGTGACGCACGGCTTTACCCCTGCCGCTCTCATCAGGCGGCCGGGGTTTCTTATCTGAAAGGTTCGCACATGGCCAGCCTGCCTCCGCAGGGCGAGAAGAAGACCGAGCGCTTCACCGTGTGGCTGAGCGAGCAGCTCCTGCTCGACCTGGCGAAGCTCGCCGCGGTCGAGGACCGGAAGCTCTCGGAGTACGTGGAAAGGGTGCTGAGTCGTCATGTGTACGGCCATGCTCGCAGGGACGTGCAGATCGAGGAAGCGGCGTCGCGCGGCGAATAGCGGCGATTCGCGGAGATGCGCCGCGCATCGCGGCGATTAGCAGCGCACTGGTCCCATTACCTGCACTACCCCTGGAGACTGCAAATGACACTCGAAGATGCCAGCCGCGATCCTGCCGTCAGGGCATGGATGGCCAAGAAGCTATTTGCCGCCCAGGATGTCCAGCCCTTCCGCCAAGTCACCGAGCATCAGTCGGCTGGTGGGCGTAAGCCCGGCGCCTTTAGCCCACGTCCGAAGCGCGGACGCTAGGCGGCCCATGTCCGCCTTCTGCTCGAGCGCCAGCGTCACGGTGACGGCGCGCAGCACTTCCATTGTGGCCTGCGCCAACTCATTCGTATCCATTCCGATCTCCTCGCAGCAGTCGAGTCGCGAGTGTACGTTCCCCGTCCCCCTGTTGTTGACGAGGAGGGCAGCGTGGCACGAGGTGAAGTCGCGTACTCGTAAGCCGGTTCACGGGTCCTTCCTGGCCCTATGCAACACGGGTGCGAGACGGCGCGAAATGCCGCTAGGTTTTGCGGGGCCAGCATAGTGAAACTCACGGTCGATGTCCGTGAGCTCGTTGACCTCGAGGCGAAGTTGCGCCAGGTGGGGCCCGAGCTGCGCGACTGGGCGATCCCGGCCGCGCTCAACAAGGTGGCCGACAAGGGCAAGACCGAGGTCGATCGGGCGATCCGCGCCGAGTACGTGATCGACGCCGCGCGCGTGCGCAACGCGCTCAGCGTGCGACGGGCCTCGTCCAAGCGCCTGGAGTTCGAGGCGATCATCAACATCTTCGGCTCGTCGAAAAAGCGCGGCCGCTCGCTCAACGTGATCCACTTCATGGAGCGCAAGGTGTCGCTCGCCCAGGCGCGGAAGCGGGCGAAGAAGAAGGAGCTCTTCGTCGTGGGCCGCGGCGGCCAGCTGCTGCCGATCCTGCGCTTCGTCTTCCGCCGCGGCTCGGGCCCGAAGACGATCGAGGGCGCCTTCGTCGGCAACAAGGGCCGCACCGTGTTCCGGCGCGTGGGCAAGGGGCGCCTGCCCATCGAGCCCGTCCAGGTGATCGACGTGCCGCAGATGTTCGGCTCGAAGAAGGTGTCCCAGCGCGTGCTCGATCGCATCAAGCGCGAGCTGCCGGTGGAGATCGATCGCGCCGTGGCGCAGGCCCTCCGAAAGAGCCTCGGCCGGTGACCTGGATCAACTACGACGACGTTCTGGCGCAATTGCACGGCGCCGGCCTGCGGGACAGGAAGGCGCCACTCCAACAGCTCGAAGTCGGCACGTCCAAGCCGGTGCGCTGCTGGGTCGAAGGTGACCGCGAGCGCCGCGGCTGGTATCGCCTCTACGAGCTCGCGCTCTCCGGCGGCGACCGGCTCATCGTCGGCAGCTACGGCGTCTGGAGAGGCGACGACAACGGGGCGACCAAGGTGCTGCTGCCGGCGATGGAGCGCAAGCGCCTGGACCCCGGCCAGCAGGCCGCGATCCGCGCGAGCCAGGCCGAGGATGCCAAGCGCGCCGAGGCCGAGCGCCAGCGCGAGATCCAGCGCGCTGCAGCTCGAGCGAGCGCCTGGTGGCGCCAGTCGATTGAGGAGGGCGAGTCCGCCTACCTGAAGAAGAAGGGCCTGCCGCCCGGGCGTCTGTACGGCGCGCGCCTCTCGCCGGCGGGCAACCTGGTGATCCCGCTGCAGGACGGCAAGAGCAACACCTACGGCCTGCAGGTGATCTACCACGATCCCAAGATCAAAGAGCGCAAGGGCCGCGACAAGGACTACGCGCCGCCCGGGCTCTCGAAGGCGGGCAAGTGGTTCCAGATCGGCACGCCGCACGCGAGCGGCGGCATCCTGCTGGTGTGCGAGGGCTTCGCCACAGGCGCGAGCCTGCACGAGGCGACGGGCCTGCCGGTGGCCGTGGCCTTTGACGCCGGCAACCTCATGCCGGTTGCCGAGCAGCTGAAGAAGCTCTACCGCGGCCGCGCGAAGATGCTCTTCTGCGCCGACGACGACTACCTGGGCAAGTGCCGCTCCTGCGGCAAGCTCACCAAGGTCGATTCGCCGGCGTGCATGCACTGCGGCAACGAGCACGGCAAGGAAAACACGGGCTTCAAGCGTGCCCAGGCGGCCGCGCTCGCGGTCGACGGGGCCTGGGTGGCGCCGATTTTCGGCGAGCAGCCGGTCGACCGCAAGGGGCCCACGGACTTCAACGACCTGCACGTCGCGCCCGCCGGCGGCCTCGATGCCGTACGCACGCAGATCGAGACCTTCCTCACGGCTTCGGGGTGGCGCACGTCCACATGGGCGGCGTCTCGCGTCGCGGCCGTGGTATCACAGGCGGGGGGAGCGGGGATAGCCCGCCAGGCCATGCGCTCGGTGATTCCTCTGCACGAGGCCTCGGAGCGCTTCGCGCTCGTGTATGGGGGGAAGGGGACGCTCTTCGACTTCGACGAGCACGTCCTGGTCCCGAAGGCCGACGTGCTGGACATCCTCCCGGAACACGGCTGGCGAGATCTGCGCAACACGAAGCGCGTGGTGCGCCTGGACGAGGTGGGCTTCGATCCCGCCGGCACCGACACCCGCATCGTCTGCAACCTCTGGAGCGGCTGGCCCACGGCGCCGAAGGAGGGCAAATGCGACATCCTCCTCGAGCTGCTCGAGTACCTCTGCAGCGAGGAGAAGAACGCCCGCGACATCTACCAGTGGGTGCTCAAGTGGCTGGCCTACCCGATCCAGCACCCGGGCGCGAAGATGCGCACCGCGCTCGTCTTCCACGGGCCCCAGGGCGCGGGCAAGAACTTCTTCTTCGAGTCGGTGATGGCGATCTATGGCGACTACGGCCGCATCGTCGACCAGTCCGCGATCGAGGACAAGTTCAACGACTGGGCGAGCCGCAAGCTCTTCCTCATCGCCGACGAGGTGGTCGCGCGCCAGGAGCTCTTCCACGTCAAGAACAAGCTGAAGGGCCTCATCACCGGGGACTGGATCCGCATCAACCCGAAGAACGTGGCTGCCCACGACGAGCGCAACCACGTGAATCTGGTGTTCCTCTCCAACGAGCACCAACCGCTGGTCCTCGAGAAGGGCGACCGGCGCTACACGGTGATCTGGACGCCGCCCACGTTGCCGCAAAGCTTCTACACCGCGGTGAAGGAGGAGATCGCCAACGGCGGCATCGCGGCGCTGCACCACCACCTGGCCACGATGGAGCTCGGCGACTTTGACGAGCATTCGAAGCCGCCGATGACGCAGGCGAAGCAGGACCTGATCGACGTGAGTCTCGGATCCACCGAACGCTTCCATCGTGACTGGTCCGCCGGCGAGATCGATCATCCATTCTGCCCGGCCGGCAGCGGGGACCTCTATCTCGCCTACCAGCGCTGGTGCCGCCGGGGCGGTGTCTCCAGGCCGCGCGAGATGGGGCAGTTCGTCTCATTCTTCGCGAAGCTGCCCGGCTGGCGCCGCGGCATGTTCGATCGCTACGAGCGCACCGACCGCACGGGTCCCACGAAGCGCTGGCGCTTCATCATCCCGAGCCCCGACGACCTGGCTGCGGCCGCGAAACGCGGCGGGAAGGACTACCAGCGACCCGCGGAGCGATCGCAGACCGAGTGGCTGACCGACTGCTACTGGGAGTTCAAGCAGAGCCTGCGCGACGAGCTCGCCCCGGAGTACGCGGAATGACCGCACACCCCGTACGCCTCCCCGTACACCGTAAGCCCTTGATCGTACTCAACCGTACGCCCGTACACCTTTCCCGCGTGCGCGGGATAGTTCGCCCATCTTCCGCGCACGACTGCGAGGCTCGCGCGCGTGTAGCGGGGGCGTACGGGTGTACGCCTGAGTACTTTCAGACACTTAGCGTGTACGGGAGGCGTACGCCCCCCGTACGTGTTCCACGTCTCACCATTTTTTCACTATGAGTGAAGAAACGAAGAGGGTGATGAGGAAGGCGGAGTTCGCGGCCTTCATCGGCAGGTCGCCTTCGTACGTCACGAAGCTGCTCAAAGATGGGCGCCTGGTGATGCAGGACGCGAAGCGCGTGCTCGTCGCCGAGTCGCTCAAGTTGATCGCCGACACGAAGGGTGGTCGCGACGACGTGTCGGCGCGGTGGGCTGAGCGCGCTGGTGCGGAGATCCCGGAGGCGCCGGCCGGAGCTGGAAGCGGCGAGCCGAGCGGTGGCGACGGCACGGTGCGCCAGGCGCGCGCCGAAGCGGAGGCCCGCAAGGCGTCCGCCCAGGCCGAGCAGGAGGAGATGAAGGCGGCGCAGATGCGCGGCGACCTGGTGCCGCGCGAGGAGGTCGAGGCGGCGATGCGCTTCGTCGGCGCCGCGGTGCGCGCGGAGTGGGACGTGCTGGCCGACCAGGTCGCGCCGCTGGTGGCGCCGGTGAGCGCCATGGACGAGTGCCACGCTTTGCTGCAGGACCACGGGCGCAACGCGCTCGATCGGCTCGGGCAGCTGATCGCCCGGCAGCGCGAAGAGCTCGCGAAAGGGTCGGCGAAGTGATGGAGGCCTCCGTGATCCAGCGCCCCGGCCAGGCCGAGTGCCTCGACATGGTGTGGCGCGCAGCTGCCCCCCGCCGCGCGCTCACGGTCTCCGCTTGGGCCGACCAGCACCGCGAGCTCACCGGCAAGCAGGCGAGCGAGCGCGGCCGCTGGAGGACCTCGAGGACGCCGTTCCTGCGCGAGATCATGGACTGCCTGTCCGCGAGCTCGCGCGTGACCGACGTCGTCGTGAAGAAGTCGAGCCAGGTGGGCGTGACCGAGCTCACGGTCAACTGGCTGGGCTACATCATGGAGCACGCGCCGGCGCCGACGATGGTGCTCATGCCCACGCTCGAGGCGCGCGACGCGTGGAAGGTGCAGAAGCTCAACCCGCTGCTCACCGACACGCCGGTGATCCGCGACCTGCTGGGCGGCATCCGCTCGCGCGACGCCGCAAACCGGCAGGACCTGATCGACTATCCGGGCGGCGTGCTCTTCCTCGCCGGCGGCAACTCGCCGAATAGCTACGCGCAGCGCAGCGTGCGCTACCTGGTCCTCGACGACCTGGACCGCTTCCCCTGGGAGATCGGCGAGGAGGGCGACGTGGTCACACTCGCCCGCGGCCGCACGAAAGCCTTCCCGCGCGCGAAGCGGCTCTTCATCTCGACGCCGACGGTGAAGGATTCCAGCCTCATCGACCGCGAGTACGAGAAGAGCGACCAGCGCCGCTACCACGTGCCCTGTCCGCACTGCGGCGAGTTCCAGGCGCTCGAGTGGGGTGGGCCCGAGGCGGACTACGGGGTCAAGTGGAACGCGAGCGTGACCGAGGCCTGGTACCTCTGCGGCTCGTGCCACGCGGAGATCCGCGAGCACCAGAAGCCCAACATGCTCGCCGGCGGCCGCTGGATCGCCGGCAACCCGAGCTCATCGATCCGCGGCTACCACCTCACGGCGCTCGTCGCGCCGATCGGCCTGGGCCCGAGCTGGCTCTCGCTCGCGCTGGAGTGGCAGGCGGCGGTCAAGTCGCCGTCCACGCTGCGCGCCTTCGTGAACACGAACCTGGGTGAGGCCTGGGAGGAGGCGGGCGACCAGGTCGAGCCGGTGGGGCTCCTCGCGCGCCTCGAGGAGTACGCGCCGGAGTTGCAGACGTATGCACGCACGGTCGGCGTGGACGTGCAGAAGGACCGCCTCGAGGTCACGATCGACGACTGGGCCCTGGGCGAAGAGTGCTGGACCCACGACCACGTGATCCTGCCGGGCGACACCGCGCAGCGGCACGTCTGGGACGAGCTCGACGGGCTGCTGAAGGACTTGAAGCCCGACGCCTGCGCGATCGACTCCGGCTTCAACACCACGATGGTCTACGAGTTCGTCGCCACGCGCAGCTGGTGCTGGGCGGTGAAGGGCATGGACGGCGGCAGCCGGCCGCTGGTGGAGCCCGAGGAAGTGCGCCGACGGCGCCTGCGGCAGCGCCGCAAGAAGGGCGTGATCGTGCATATCGTCGGCACCGACCAGGCGAAGGCGCTGATCTACTCGCGCTTGAAGATGCTCGACCCGGGCCCGGGCTACATGCACTTCCCGCGGGATCCGGCATTCGACGACGAGTACTTCGCGCAGCTCACGGCGGAGAAGCTGGTGCAGAAGGTGCGCGGGACCCGGCCGTTCTCGGTGTGGGTCCAGACGCGCCCGCGCAACGAAGCGCTGGACTGCAAGGTGTACGCGCTCGCCGCGCTGCGCCTGGCGGGCATTAACTTGGCGGAGCGCGCGAGGAAGCGAGCTGCTGAGCCCAAGACGACTGCCGCGGTGTTGCCGCGCGAGTCGTTCCTGCAACGCCGCCCGAAAGGCGGCTGGGTTGGAGGGTTCAAGCGATGAGCGACCTGATGCTGAGGAACCTGGCGATCGCGTGCGGCCCGCGCATCGCCGAGAAGGTGGAGCAGGCGGTGGTGGCCACGGTGCGCGAGCACCTGCCGGCCATCATCGAAGGCGTGCTGCGCGAGCAATACCCGGGGGAGACGTTGCGGATGTACATCTCCAAGCGGCCCGGCGGGATGCGCAAGGTGCGCGACCAGGCGATCCTCGCCAAATACACCGGCCACAACGTGAAGGCGCTGTCGGCGGAATTCGGCCTTTCGCCGCGGATGATCTTCAAGATCGTGTCGGGCCGGAAGTAAGCCAGGCCATGATTCTCGACGGAAGCAAGGGCGACAGCGGATGGTACGTCTGGGATTGCGAAGCGTGCCGCGAGATCAAGAGGGTCCTGTGGGTCAATGACGAAACGAACGAGTACAGGCAATGGACCGGGCGCCTCAATCCGTCACTGACCGGCCCGGAGATCGTCGTGCACCGCGTGCGGAAGATCCGCATCCACCCGCCCAGCGTCATCCTGGTCAATCCCAAGGAGTGCCCGGCCGACGAGGTGGAGCGTCGCGCGGAGCTGGTGCGCTGAAATATTCCCCCTGAATAGTTCAGTGGGTGCTGGCCGACACTTCGTGCCATGACCACCCCCCTCGACCGCGAGCCCACGTCGTTCACGGCCGGCGACACGCTTTCGTGGACGCGGAGCCTCGCCGACTATCCGGCGAGCGCCGGCTGGGTCCTGGCCTACCGCTTCATCAACGCGACCTCGAAGTTCGACATCACCGGCACAGCGTCCGGGGACGATCACCTGATCTCCGTGCTGGCCGCAACGAGCGCCGACTACACAGCCGGCACCTACTCGTGGCAGGCCTTTGTCACCAAGGCGACCGAGCGCTACACCGTCGACACCGGCGTCTGCGTCGTCGAGCCCAACCTGGCGGCGGTGGCGGCGGCCGGCTACGACGACCGCACGCCGGCGCGCAAGGCGCTCGACGCGCTGAACGCGGGCCTCGAAACCTTCGGCAGCAATGCCCATGTGCAGGGCTACTCGATCGAGGGCCGCGAAATGAAATACCGGACCTTCGCTGAATTCATGGCGGCGCGTGATCGCCTGGTGCAGGAAGTGGCGCGCGAGGATGCTGCGCAGCGCGCACGGGCGGGGCTGACCGGCAAGAACAAGCTGCGCGTGCAGTTCCGCCGACCATGAGCGCCTGGTACAACGTGCAGCGGGTGCGCGAGCCGGGGAGCGTCGTTTTGCGGGAGTGGAACGAGAAGCGCCAGGCAGCGCGGCGTGCCCAGGGCCGAGGGCGGGATTTCATTCCCGCCAAGGTGCCGCCAGCCCGACGCGATTTCACCGGGGCCTCGACCGGGCGCCTCGCGGGCGGCTGGAACACCCGCAACATCAGCGCCAACGCCGAGCTCTACCGCGCGCTGGATACGCTGCGCGCGCGCTCGCGCGACCTCTGCAACAACAACGACTACGCCAAGCGCTTCCTGGGCATGGTCGCCGCCAACGTGGTTGGCGGCACGGGGTTTACCCTGCAGTCGCGCATCTACGATGCCCCGAAGACGCCGGACACCGCCGCCAATGCGGCCGTCGAGCGCGCCTGGGCGCGCTGGTGCGCGCGGGGGGTCTGCGATGTGGCGGGGCGCCTGAGCATGAAGGACATCGAGAACCTCGCGATCACCGCGAGCGCGCGGGACGGTGAGGCGCTGGTGCGCATCGTGCGCGGTTCGGCCGCTGGGAATGCTTTCGGCTTCGCGCTGCAGGTGCTAGACGTGGACCGCATCGACACACAGCTCGTGCGCGCCGCGGCCGCCGGCGTGAACGAGATCAAGATGGGCGTCGAGATCGACGGCTTCGGCCGCGCGGCTGCCTACTGGCTGCGGCCCTACCATCCCGGTGAGCTCTTCCTGGTGGACAGCGCACAGATCCGCGCCCACGTTCGCGTGCCGGCGAGCGAGGTGATCCATGGATTCCGGCCGGATCGCCCCGAGCAACTGCGCGGTCTGCCGTGGATGCACGCGGCCATGGCGCGGCTCAATAACCTCGGCGGCTACGAGGAGGCGGCCGTGATCGCCGCGCGCGTGGGGGCCTCGAAGATGGGCTTCTTCGAGACGCCCGACGGCACGGCGCCCGGGGACGGTGAAGACGAGGAGGGCGTGCCCTTCACGGAGGTGGAGCCGGGCCAGTTCGGCGTGCTGCCCGCGGGGTCCAAGTTCAGTGCCTTCAACCCCGACTATCCGCACCAGATGTACGAGCAATTCGTGAAGGCGTGCCTGCGCGGCGTGTCCTCCGGGCTGGGAGTCGCCTACCATGCGCTCGCGAACGATCTCACGAGCGTGAGCTTCAGCTCCATCCGCTCCGGCACGCTCGAGGAGCGCGACCAGTGGATGGCGATCCAGGCGTGGTTCATCGAGGCCTTCCTCGAGCCGATCTTCATGCAGTGGCTGCAGGCCGCGCTTGCCTTCGGCCAGGTGAAGCTCGACAACGGTTCGACGCTCTCCGTCGCGAAGATCGACAAGTTCAGCGCCCACATCTGGCAGCCGCGTCGCTGGCAGTGGGTCGATCCGCGGAACGACATGGAGGCGAACATCCTCGCCGTCGAAAATGGGTTCAAGAGTCGCCAGGCCATCTGCGCGGAGCTGGGCGGGGACTTCGAGGACGTGCTCGTGCAGTTGAAGGTGGAGCAGGACATGGCCGAGAAGCTCGGCGTGAAGCTGGGCAAGCCCGTTGCGCCGGCGCCCGCGCCGCCGCCGGACCCCGCGGACACGGTCGCCGAGACCGGCAAGGCGCTGGCCTCGGCGATCGCGAACATACCGCCGGCGTCCGTGCACATCGAGAACAGAGCCGGAGACGTCGGCGTGGAGGCTCATCTGCCGTCCACCGACGTCGACGTGTTGGCGCGCGCCGCGCACGCCGCCGAGACCGCAGCGGCTGCAGCGGCCGCGGGTGGAGATCAACTGGCTGGCGCCATTGCGCAACAGTTGTCGCCAGTCCTGAGCGATCTTGCGGCGGCGGCCAAAGAAACATCGCAAGCGATCGATCGCAGCGCCCGGGAAACCGCAGGGCAGCTCGATCGGCTGGCTGAGATCGGGATGGCTGACCGCGTGCCAGTTTTCGATGACCAAGGCAATCCGACGCGCTCCCGCGTCGACCTGGAAGCGTGAGGCACTGAACATGGAGCATCAGGATCTTAAGGGGCCGGGTGGCGAGTTGCACGCAACCGTGCAGATCAAGCGCAAGACGACCGGGAAGGTCGAGACCTACGAACTCGTGGCCCGCACGACGCCTGAGCAGCACGCGCGAATCATGCACGGAGCCTCGGGCGCGATGGTCGGCCAAGGCGCTGCCGTGAGCAACCAACCGAAGGAGGACTGAATCATGGCCGTCACCCACTCCACCGCATCTCGCGACGCCGCGACGAACGCCGTCGTCGACCAGCTCGACGGCGCCGGCAGCAAGCTGTGCTTCCGCATCTCCGCGACGGGGGCGATCGCCGCGACCCTCGTGATGGCGACCCCCGCGTTCGGCGCCTCCTCGTCGGGTACCGCGACGGCGGGCGCGATCGCGTCCGACACGAACGCGGCCGGCAATGCCAGCCCGGTATCCCATGCGACGCTACAGACCAGCGGCGACGTGGTGGCCATCACTTGCGAGGTCGCGGCAAGCGGCTCCGACATCGACATGACGAACGGGCTCACGGTCGCCTCGGGCGACACGGTGAGTTGCTCGAGCCTGACCTACACCGCGCTATCGGCGTAGGCGGCCGATGCTCTGGCGCATCTACTACGCCGATGGATCGGTGTTTGACAGCGCACGGGGCGATCCCGGTGACGCGCCCCCAACGGGCGTTGTCTGCATCAGGCAGGCGAACAGGATGCATGGCTGGACCACGACAGCCATGAAGGATTTCTATTTGTGGCAGCACGAGCAATGGTGGGGTGCGGACGAGGTGGGGTTCTGGCAATTCATGTTCAGAGCCGGCCAAAAGGTGGCGCTCTTTGGCGTCAGCGTCCCAGACGAGACGTTCCATCGGATCATGGGCGCCGCGATTAACGATCCAGCGTTCGGGGTGAAGTCGGCGAAGAGTCCGCTCGACTTCGGCGAGACAAAGCCGTGGAACTGAAGCGGCGCTTCCTCGACTCTTCCTTCCACCAATGGCTGCTCGGCTGGAAGCCCATCCCGCTATGCTGGCTGTTCAGGTACGCGGGCTGGCCTGTGCCGCGCTACCTCATCGGGCACGATGTCTTTACCCCGGCGCAGAACAGGTTCCGCTTTTACGAGGAGGGAAGCGAGGACGGCTCATCGCCGGTTGACGCCGAAAACGCCAACATCAATCGAACGGTTAACGCGGATTCGGACCTGCATCTGCGCTTACTGGTGCAAGCAACGAATACCGCCGGGGGCGCGGCGACCGACGCCTACCAGCTTCAGTACTCAAAGAACGGCGGAGCCTACGCAGACGTTACCGCGTCGTCCAGTGATGTGCAGGGCTATGCCTCGGCGGGCTTGACCGATGGCGCAGCGACGACCAACCGGGCGACCAACGGCATCACCGATGGCACCGGCTCGTTTGTCGCGGGGGAGCAAGCCGAGGCGGGGCTGGTCACCGATCATCTGCTCTCGGGCTCCGATTTCACGGAGCACGTATTCGCGTTGCGACTGCTGTTCGCGGACTTGGCGAACGGCGACACGCTGGATTTCCGGCTGCTCGTCAACGGCGCGACGATGGTCTACAACGTCACGCCGCGCGTTACCGTGGTTCAGACGAACCCGACGCTCGACTCCGCCTCCATGGCGGACGCGGATCGCGACTGGGATACACCGCATCAGGACATCGCCCTGACGTTCAGCGAGGCGGTGGACATTACGCCCGCGCCGGGGGTGGGCGATACCGTGGCAGGGTTGACGGCGAAGATCAACGGGGGCGCCGCGCAGTCGCTGACGTATGTATCCGGCAACGCAACGGCGAGCTGGAAGGTGCGCCGTAGTGAGCTGCTGCAGCAGGATGACAGCGTGACGGTTACATATTCGTCGGCAAGCGGAATCATCTCGGCTGTAGATGACGACGCTCCGTTGAAAAGCACGACCGACCTTGCCGCCACGAACAACCTCACGAAGCGGGTGCGCGAGACGATCAAGGATAAGAATAACGCCGCCGTCGCGAGCGAATCGATGAGCTACGGCATCCACGAGTTCGACTCCGGGAACCCGGCGAACGCGAACTGGATGTCCGGCTCGACGAAGGGGGCGTCCAGCACCGATGCGGGCGGGGTGCTCGACGTCGAATACACCGGCGTGACGGCGGTGGGCGGCACCGTCTACCTCGTGATTGAGCGCACTGCCGCGACGCCAGACGAGACAGCGCTGGCGCGCGTCACGGTGCAGTAGTGTGGCTATTTACACAAACGATCCTGCACGGAACGCGAGCTCGGTTTCGACGCACGATCCGGCTGCTGACCAGGGCGGCGGCGGTCCGGTAACGCACGCGACGTCCGGCGCTCTTGTCGGCGCGTCGGCGGCTATCGCGGGTAGCGCATCAAGCGCCACGGAGAGGCCGTCTTCTGGAGCGTTGGTCGGTCCCGGCGCGACGGTTTCCGGCTCGGCCGCGAGAAGTGGTGGCACGGTCACGCACGATGCCTCGGGGGTGTTGGAAGGGCCAGGCGCTGCCGTCGTGGGAAGTTCTGCGCGGACTCGTGTCCATGCTGCATCCGGTGATCTTGCGGGCCAGGTTTCAACCGTTGATGGGACTGCCGCAAGGACTCGGCAGCATGCGGCGACGGGAGCGCTTTCTGGGGCTGGCGCCGAAGTCGTGGGGGCATCCGCTCGCACCCGCGTGCACGCCACCAGCGGCGTATTGGTCGGCCTTGGTGCTGGTGTCGATGGCGGCGCAGCCCGTGAGGGCGCGGCGACCGAGCACGCGACAAGCGGTAATCTTCAAGGCGCTGGCGCGGTTGTGGACGGGGCAGCGGGTCGCGTTGGGGCCCCGGTCGCTCACGCCACCCAGGGCACCCTCGCCGGCGCAGGCGCGGTTGTCACGGGCGCGGCGGCCAGGACAGGGAATGGAGCAATCGTAACGGGCAGCCGCACGCGACATCGCGTGCCGTTCTTCGAGCCAGCGCAACCGCCGCGCATTCCGGTGGTGCATGGTACTCACGGCGCGCTCGCAGGCGGCGGCGCCGTCTTCACCGCGGCCACCGCGGTCGGTCCGACTATTGGCGAGAAGCGACGGCGGCGGACGCTATTCGTGCTGCTGGGATGAGGCGATCCCAGGAGCGCTGAACTTTTCCCCCTGAAAAGTTCAGCGGTTTG